CAAATCTTTATTGAAAGGAGGTTATCGTTATGCCTAAAAGTAACGAACTTAGTTTTGACATGTACTTTAACATGCCTAATCCTGGATTAAGGTCCTACTTTGACAGAGTTCGATCTGGTAATCAGGAAGAATACAGAACTACCTTTTTCAAAGGTAAGAAGTTACAGACTGTACTAGACGGTTGGAAACCCACAATCGATAAAATCGAGAACGATTGGCCCACCCTAGTAGAGTTTGAAAATGACCTCGCGAAGAAGGTCGGTCCTCTAAGCATCCAGAAACCCTTGAGCGAGAGACTGGATGACATTGAATCTTACTACGATTCCATCCACTTGGAATCGAGTCCACTCTCACCCTCTGCAGTAGCGGCAGTGGTCAAAGAGTGGGGTAATCCCCGCGGATTACTACCTAGGGGCCAGCGTGCAACTGTGGATAAGATGAAAAAGTCCACAAATTCTGGCAATCCATTCTTCACTAAACGTAGAGCAGTTGTGGATAAAACAATACCCGCTCGATTGGAGCACTTAGGTATCGAGACTAAGCAGTTCCTTCAGGACAAAGATCCTTGGTATTGCACAGCAGTGTTAGGATGGAGAGGTCAGGAAGGAGGTCCTACAGACGATGATGTAAAACAGCGCGTAGTTTGGATGTTTCCATTCGCTGTTAACGTCTGTGAATTGCAAGTGTACCAGCCAGCGATCGAAATTGCACAGAAAAGATTGTTTGTTCCAGCTTGGGTTGGGTTGGAAGCCGTTGATAATCGTATCACAAAGCTGTTCGATACGAAGGGTAAGAACGACCTGGTCATTTGCACAGATTTTTCAAAGTTCGACCAACATTTTAACGCAGATATGCAGGATGCAGCCAAATCCATTCTGCAAAATATTCTGGGTCAGAGCGCGGAATGCCGTCGTTGGTTGAATGAGGTGTTTCCCGTCAAGTACAGCATACCGTTGGCGATTGATTTCGACAACATTAAGCGGGGCTACCATGGTATGGGTAGCGGTTCCGGCGGAACCAACTTTGACGAAACCTTAACACATAGAGCCCTTCAGTATGAGGTTGCTCAAAGTAAACACCAGATGCTCAACCCAAATTCACAGTGTCTCGGAGATGACGGTATTCTCACGTTTCCCGGAATTACTGTGGAGGATGTAGTGCGATCGTACTCAAAGCATGGACAGGAAATGAATACTGATAAGCAGAGTGCGAGCAAACATGACTGCACATACCTCAGAAGATGGCATCATTCTGATTATCGTGTTGACGGTGTATGTGTGGGTGTTTATTCGACTTACCGTGCGCTTGGTAGGTTGTGTGAACAGGAACGCTACTATGATCCAGAAGTATGGGGGCCTAAGATGGTAGCTCTACGGCAGTTATCAATTATCGAAAACTGTAAGTACCATCCCCTCCGTGAGGAGTTTGTCCAATATTGCATGAAAGGGGATAAATACAGACTAGGACTGGATATCCCAGGCTTCCTCGATGACTTGTCTAATATAGCAAGTGAAGCTATCGATCTCATGCCAGACTTCTTGGGATATACTAAATCCTTGGGTGTCCAAAGTCAGGATGCAGGTATATCTGATTGGTGGGTAGTAAATTACCTGAAGTCTATGCGCTAAAGCGAGATGGTGCAGTAAACCATTG